GACGAAAGAGCTTTGGTAGGCGTACAAAAAATGGCGGCTGCAAATAGTAACACAGCAACTAGACACATACTAAATGCCGGTATGTTTTTAACTGCAGAAACGTGTGAAGCCTTGTCTCTTAGAGTATCTGATATATTAGAATACTCACCAACAAAAGATGCTTTTATACAAGCGATAGGTGTACATAATGTGGCTACGTTAGAAGAAATATCACAGTTACATTTATACGACTTTGGTATATTTTTAGAGTTAGAAGCTGATGAGTTTGAAAAACAATTATTAGAAAACAATATACAAGCTGCTTTGGCTCAAAAAACTATACAGTTAGAAGATGTTATAGATTTAAGAGAAGTAAAAAATGTAAGATTAGCTAATCAATTGTTAAAACTTCGTAGAAAAAAGTCTATGCAACAGCAACAGAAAATGCAACAAGAAAACATGAAAGCACAAGCTGATGCTCAAGCACAAGCTCAACAAGCAGCTGCACAAGCAGAAATGCAAAAGCAACAAACAGTAGTTCAAAGTCAAATACAACTAGAACAAGCTAAGGCTAAATTAAAACAACAGACTTTACAAGCTGAAGCAGAAGTTAAAAGAAGTTTAATGGATCATGAGTATGAAATAAACATGAAACTTAAAAATGCTACTCATAGAAAAGATAAAGAAAGAGATAATATTAGAGAAAACAGACAAGATAGTAGACAAGCTATGGGTAATCAACAAAAACAACAGTTAGAAAAAACAAAAGCTCAGGCAAAAGAAAAACCTTTTGAGTCTGCTGGTAACGACGTTATTGGTGGAGGTATGAGGTTAGGTGCGTTTGAGCCACAGTAACATTAATTAATTAATTATATAATATTTTATTATGGAAGAAAACAAAAACACAACAGATACTCCTGTTGAGCAACCAAAAGTTGACAACGAAGTAGAAAAAATTAAGGTTAAGAAAAAACCTAAAAAGAAAAAATTTCAAGAACCTTCTGACGGTGTAACTAAAGTAGACCTTAAGGATTTAGTTGAAAAAGCTGAAGATATAGTTAAGGTAGATTTAAACAAACCTGTAGAAGAAACAAAAGCTCCAGAACAACCTGTAGAAGAAAAAACAGAGGAAACTAAAGTGGAAGCTCCAGTTGTAGAAGAAATAACTGAAGAAGAAGTAAAAGTTAAAGAAGCTCCAACACCTATTAAGGTAGAAACACCTAAAGCGCCAGAGCAGCCTAAACTACCAGAAAACGTAGAAAAGCTAGTTAACTTTATGAAAGATACAGGCGGAGATATAAACGACTATGTAAAGTTAAATATAGATTATTCCGATATGGATAATTTAACTTTATTAAAAGAATATTATAAAACTACTAAACCTCATTTACAAGCAGATGAAATTGATTTTATGATGGAAGATCAATTTTCTTATGATGCAGAAGTAGATGATGAAAGAGAAGTTAAAAGAAAGAAACTAGCGTTAAAAGAGCAAGTTGCCAACGCTAAAACTGAATTGGAACAGTTTAAATCCAAATACTATGATGAAATCAAAGCTGGCTCAAGGTTAACGCCTGAAGCTAAAAAGGCTATGGATTTCTTCAACAGATATAACGAAGAGTCTGAGAAAACTCAAAAAATCAAAGAAGAGGCTACTTCAGTATTTTTAAATAAAACTAACAATGTGTTTAACGACGAGTTCAAAGGTTTTGAATATAAAGTTGGGGACAAGAGATTTAGGTTTAATGTTAATAATGCTGATAAGATAAAAGAAACACAAAGCTCACTTGATAATTTCATAGGAAAGTTTCTTAATGAAAAAGGTCAAATAGAAGATGCTGGTGGTTATCACAAGGCCTTATACACTGCAATGAACTCTGATGCTATTGCAAAACATTTTTATGAACAAGGTAAAGCTGACGCTATGAAAGATAGTGTTGCTAAAGCTAAAAACATAAATATGGACCCTAGACAACAACATAGCGGTGATACTATCGGAGGAATTAAAGTGAGAGCATTAGGTGAGGATTCTAGTGACTTTAAGTTTAAAATTAAACGAAAAAAATAACTAAATTAAAAATTAAAAATTATGGCAATTTCAAATCCTGGTGGAAATTTGAATAGTGTTGCTGCTCCACAAAAGCAAGTACTATCTTCAAATTACATCGATTTTACGAGTACAACCACAGCTGGTTGGGCTCAACAGTATCTGCCTGACTTAATGGAGAAAGAAGCTGAAGTTTTTGGAAACAGAACTATTGGTGGTTTTCTTGAGCAAGTTGGTGCAGAAGAGTCTATGACTTCAGACCAAGTTATTTGGTCAGAGCAAGGTAGACTACATTTATCTTACAAAGGTAGATTAAAAAGTGCTACTGATACTTCAGCGGCATACAGTCTTGGTGGTACTTCAAATGTTGGAGGTCACATACAAATAGAAAAAGATATTGATGGTAACTCTTTAGGTACTTCTTCGTACACAAACGGTGACCACGGTATTAGAGTTAATGATATGATCTTAGTTGCTGACGCTCAGGCTACAGTTAGATGTCTTGTAGTTGGTGTTGCTGCTGATGGTGATATTGACGTTGTTGCATACGATGCTGGTAATACTACAGCTACTTTAGGTAACGCTGGTTTAGCTACTGGTGATGTTTCGGAAGCTTTAAGAATATTAGTTTACGGTTCTGAATTTAAGAAAGGTGACAACTATAACGGTGAGTCAACTAGAGGAGCTAATGAGCCTGCTTTCAAGACTTTTACTAACAAGCCTATCATAATGAAAGATTACTACGAAATTTCTGGATCTGATGCATCTGCTATTGGTTGGGTTGAAATTTCTGGTGAAGACGGTCAATCAGGTTACTTATGGTACTTAAAAGCTGAAGGTGATACTAGATCAAGATTTACTGATTATATGGAAATGGCAATGATTGAGTCTATTAAAGGAGACGCTGATGAGTCTCTTGCTGATGCTCACTTAGGCGCTACTGGTGATACTTTCGGTACTGAAGGTTTATTCGCTGCTATTGAAGACAGAGGTAATATTACTACTGGTGTAACTGGTGTTAATGCTGCTACTGATTTAGCTGAGTTCGATGCTATATTAGCAGAGTTTGATAATCAAGGTGCTATCGAAGAAAACATGATGTTTGTAAATAGAGCTACTGCTTTAGCTATGGACGATATGTTAGCTTCTATGAACTCTTATGGAGCTGGTGGTACTTCTTACGGTGTTTTTGACAACGAAGAAGACATGGCGTTGAATTTAGGATTCTCTGGATTTAGAAGAGGTTCTTATGACTTCTACAAGTCTGACTTTAAATACTTAAATGACAAGTCAACTAGAGGAGCTATCAATGCTATTGACACTGCTAATGCTATCAGAGGGGTTATTATACCAGCTGGTGTATCTTCTGTGTACGATCAAACTTTAGGTAAAAACTTAAAGAGACCATTCTTACACGTAAGATATAGAGCTTCTCAATCAGATGACAGACGTTTCAAAACTTGGACTACTGGTTCTGTTGGAGCTGTTACATCTGCTTTAGATGCAATGCAAATTCACTACTTATCTGAAAGATGTTTAGTAGTACAAGGTGCTAACAACTTTATGTTAATGAAGTAAGCATTTATATAAAAGGATCGAGGCTTCGGCCTCGACCCTTTATTTATTAATTTTATTATATATTATATTATGGCAAAGAAAAAACAAACTAAAAAGGTGGAGGCACCTGTTGTTGAAACACCAGTTGTTGAAACACCAAAACCTAAAAAAGATACTTGGGAAATAAAAGATAGAACTTATTATTTAAAAAGAAATAAAAGACCAGTTTCGTATATTGTTAAATCTACAGGGCTTTATTGGTTTGATGAAGAGCTAGGTTATGAAAGAGAAATAAAATACTGTGAAAACCAAAGAACACCTTTTGTAGACGAAATGCAAGGAGATCAAAGATTATCACATATTATATTTAGATCTGGAGTTTTATTTGTACCTAAAAATAAAGTTGTTTTACAAAAGTTTTTATCTTTATATCACCCGCAAAAAGATATTTTGTACTATGAACATAAACCAGTTAAAGTTGCAGAAAATCAATTAGACTGGCTAGAATTTGAGGTTGCTGCTTTACAGGCTGCTAGTAACTTAGATATTGATATGGCGGAAGCTGTTATGAGAGCAGAGAAAGGTTCAGAGGTATCTAGCTTGAGTTCTAAGGAACTTAAAAGAGATTTACTACTGTTTGCTAAGTCAAACCCTCAACTGTTCTTAGAATTAGTTACTGATGAA